CAGTCGAGGACGGGGTGGAGCACCTCCGGAGCTATGAGGAAATCGTGATCCATCCGCGTTGCAAGGAACTGATCCAGGAGGCCCGGATGTGGCGTTATAAAACCGACGCCCGGACGGGCGATGTGCTCCCGAAACTCGCCGACGGCCATGACCACGGGTGGGACGCCATCCGCTACGGCCTCTCGCCGCTGATTAAAACGCCGCGCCGCGCCCGCGTCTGGTATCCGGGGATGAAGGCCGAGGAGGCGGTGGCATGAGGGCGCCTTACTTCTCCGACGATTGGGTGACGGTCTACCACGGAGACTGCCGCGACGTGCTACCCGGCCTTGACCGGGTGGAAACGTGCATAACCGACCCACCCTATGGCCTCGGCTTCATGGGCAAGGATTGGGACCACGGTGTGCCCGGCGTCCATTTCTGGGAGCTGATCCGGGACACGCTACTACCCGGCGCCCCCTGTCTAGCCTTCGGTGGCACGCGCACCCACCACCGGCTCATGGTGGCTATCGAGGACGCGGGCTTCGAGATCCGGGATTGTCTGATGTGGCTCTATGGCTCGGGGTTCCCAAAATCGCTGGACGTCTCGAAGGCCATCGACAAGGCGGCGGGAGCCGAGCGGGAAAGCCTGGGGCGCGGGCGTGGACACACAAACCTGCAAGGGGACACCTATGGAGCGTTTGCTGGTGACTATGACATCACCGCCACCGACGCCGCGAAGCTCTGGCACGGCTGGGGCACGGCGTTGAAACCAGCATGGGAGCCCATCGTCCTCGCCATGAACCCGGTGGACGGCACGTTTAGCCATAATGCCCTCACCCACGGTGTCGCCGGGCTGAATGTGGACGGGTGTAGGATTGGGACGGAGGACACGTTGGCCCGCCCGGACATTATCCGAAACGATAATGCTGTATTCGGCAAGGGGCTTGGCCGTGGCGTACAAACCGAGCCCCTTGGCCGCTGGCCCGCGAACGTGCTACTGGACGGCGAAAGCGCCAAGCTACTGGATGAGATGAGCGGGGAACGTGGCGGTGGCTATGGTGTTCGCGGGGCGGGTATGGCGCCGAACGCCTACGGGGGAGGCAAGGGTTATGTTGGGACGTTATCGGAAACGGGCCAGGTGGTGGGCTACGGCGACAGTGGCCACGCTTCCCGCTTCTTCTACACAGCCAAGGCGTCACGCGCCGACCGAGGCGAGAACAACACGCACCCGACGGTGAAGCCGACTGACCTGATGGAATGGCTGTGCAAGCTGACCATGACGCCAACGGGCGGGACGGTGCTAGACCCGTTCATGGGCTCCGGCTCCACACTGGTTGCGGCGCGGAATGTTGGGCGTAAAAGCATAGGCATCGAACTGGACGAAGTATCGTGTGAGACGGCTGCCAAACGGTTAAGCCAAGGCGTTTTGAAATTGGAGGCGGCCGGATGATTAAGGCGCTGATAAACCGCCTGGGCCTGTTCCCGGATTCGCCGAATGGAAACGGGACACCGCCGCCACCGGTGGAAGTGAAGCAAGTTGATTTCCTCCAGTTTGGCTCCGAGGTGGTGGAACTGCTCGGCGGCGCGAGCGTCAATGCGGACCGCCTGACCCGGGGGATCGCCTTCGCCACGTCGTGCTATGCCTTCTCGGCGATTGACTACCGGGCCTCTCGGGTCGCCGAGCCGCCGCTCCGGGTCCAGTCGAAAGAGGCCGAGCGGGAGGAGTGGCTTGATAACCACGAACTGACCGGGGTCCTCGGTACACCGTCGCTCGATTACGACATGGGCGAGCTCGTATGGTTGACGGAGGCCTATCGGCTGATTACCGGCTCGGCGCTCTGGGTCATAGACCGGGACCGACTGGGGCGCCCCGCCCGCCTGACGCCCTTCTCCGGCGATGAATTCACGACGGAATCAGCGGGCGGCCGGATCTATGGCCGCTTCATGGTCACGACGGCGGAGGGCCGGAAGCCGTATGCGCCCGAGGAGTGCATCTATTTCCGGGACCCGAACCCGAGCTCCTGGCGCTCCGGCACCGCCCGCCTCGATGTGGCGCTCGGAATGCTGGACCTCGGCCATCAAGTCAATACGATGGTTCGCACCTTCGCCCGGAAGGCGCTGTTCCCGGGGGGCGTGATTTCGCCCCATCAGGACTGGGACCCGGACGAAAAGGAATTCCAGCAATTTACCGACCGGATCAAGCAATATCACGCGGGGCCCCATAACGCCGGGGATCCGCTCGTGCTCCTGGGGGGGACTACCTTCTCGGACACGGCGGCCCGGCTCAAGGATATGCTCCCGACGGAGATCCTCAACCGCATCGAGGCGACGGTGGCCTCGGTGTTCGGGATCGCCCCGGTGGTTCTGGGCTGGCAGGTCGGCCTCGAGAACTCGCCATGGTCCCAGATGGGTGAGGCCCGGCGGAGCGGCTACGAGGAGACCATTGAGCCCCGGTGGCGGGACATGGAGAAGCGGCTTTCTCGGGCGCTCCTCACCCCCGAAGAGGCGGCCAAGCGGATCGTGGTCCGGTTCGACACCGCCGACGTGCGGGCCCTCTTCGACGACGACAAGCTCCTGGCTGAAGTGGCGGGCGCCATGCGCCGGGAGTGGACGCTCAACGAACGGCGGGCCTATACGGGCAAGCAACCGCTGGACCCGTCCGACCCTCGAGGCGAGGAGATTGACGGCCAAAACGCGGGCGCCATGGGTGGAGACCTCGCTGGCCTGTTTTCGGCTGGCTCCGAGGGGACGGAGGAGGAGCTCGGCGAAGAGGCGAAAAGCGCGAAGGACGAAAAAACGCTGGCCTGGGTGTTCTTCGATTGCCAGTGCAAAGCGGCGGAATCGACCTGGGAGCGCCAAGTGGACCGAGGCCTCAAAAAATGGTTGGCCGGTGTGAAGGCCCTCGCCCAGGAGAAGCTGCAAGGCGTAAAGCAAAGGATCCCGCCCGCCTCGGTGCAACGCTTCGACGCAGAACTGGCGGAATGGATGGATGAGGTCGGCGAGCCGCTTATGCGGACCATAGTGTGGCCGCTCGTGTTTACCACGGCCGAAAAAGCGACGAGGCAGGCGGCGGCGAGACTCGGGCTTTCGTTTTCGGTGTTCCAGGAGTCCATCCTGGCGTATGCCGAGCGCGAGACCGCCTTCCTGGTGAACGTGATGGCGAGGACGACGGAGAAGGCGGTTGTCGAAGCGATGACGGCCTCAATCCAGGAAGGGCTTGCCGCTGGTGACCTCATTCGTGACCTGACGAAGAGGCTCGAAACCGACATGGCCTTCGACCGCACGCGGGCCCGGCTGGTCGCTCGCACCGAAACCACGCGGGCCTGGAATGGATCCCAGAGATCAAGCCTATCGGACTACGCCAAGCGGAGCGGCCGGGCGGTTGAAAAGGGCTGGCTGAGTGCCCGGGATGATCGCGTCAGGGACGAACACGACCAGCTTGACGACGGGAAATTCTACCCCATCGACCATGTGTATCCGAACCTCCTAACCGAACCCGGCGAGCCAAACTGCCGGTGTACGCTTTTATATCAGATCACCGACCCGTTGACCGGGGGGCAGGAATGATGAACAGAGACACCACCACGGCCCGTTTCGCCCTCAAGGCGCTCGACGAAGCGACCCGGACTTTTACGGGGCTCGCCTCAACCTGGGACCTGGACCTCGGCGGCGATGTGATCCGGCGCGGCGCCTTCCGGGACACGCTGAAGGCGTGGCGGAACAGTGGGGAGACCCTCCCGCTCCTGGACTCCCACAACGGCTTCTCCTCCGTCCGCTCGATTGTCGGCAAGATGACCGAGGCCCGGGAGGTGGACGAAGGGCTCGAGGCGACGTTCGAGGTTATGGACGGCCCGGACGGCGACGAAATCTGGCGACGGATTAAGGGGAAATACGTGTCCGGCCTCTCGATCGGCTATGAGCCCAAGGAAATCGAAAAGCCGGACGAAGAGCAGGAACGGCAAGGGATCTGGCGGATCCTCAAGAAAGTGATTCTCCGGGAGGTTTCCGTCGTGGCCTGGCCCATGAATACCGGGGCCAGGATCAAGGACGTGAAATCGCTCGTAGCCTCGGGGCTCGAGGGTCTATGTCCCGAGGTGTTGACGGATGACGATAGGAAAGACCTG